TCTCTACATTCCATAACGTGTGTCGTAGAACTGCATTTTGGGCATAATTTGACCATTATGGATAAACCCTAGATATGGGGTATTTAAAAATAGTTAACACAATATGGTGATTATTATCGACAGGATTGCGGTTTTTGTGGTTAAAATACATTAGCAAATCGTGCGCTATCACAAGTCTTCCTCCTGTGTCGCTTCGATCTGCGGCTCGATCAGATGTTGCACTGGTTGAGGATCTCGCCCCTCGATTAGATCTATTGGTTCTGCATTGCGATCACCAATCGTGAATGTGACGTTTAGTGGCTTTGCTCCAGTGTTCTCTATTTCGATTTTATCGCCGTACTGCCGTGCGTTCCACTTACCTAGTAATCGTAGTCTAGTATCGATGCGTACTCGCTTCTCTGCTGCGTCTAGCATTGGATCATCTGCAATGCGAATGCAATCATCTGCTAGTGCGTGAGTGCCGATTTTTCTTGCGTGTGCGGATTTGTTGCGAAAGTTTTCGTTGGAAGATTCCCAACGCCATACTGTGGAATAGTTTGGCATACCTTCGAGATTACAGATGGATGAGAGTGTTTGACCTATTGAAAGTCGTTCACAGATTTCCTCTGCGATCTCCTCGTTATACTCTGGAGGTCTACCCATTTTCTTAGATGGTTTAAAACTCATATGGTGATTGTGACTGCTTAGGTTTACGCTTTGGTAATTGTGACTTCAGTTCGTTGTTCTGCTTGGGTTTTGACTTTAACTTGCGAGAACGTGATGTTGACGCTTTCTGGGTTATCGTCTGGGATGAGGTGGGCGTATCGGATTTGGTCGATAAGTGGTTTGCAGCCTCCTGCAAGATTATCAACGTCGAGAGTTTTGGTTGAGAATCTTGTAATTGCGAGAGTGTAGATCGGATTGCACTTAGCAGTGCAGTCCTTGCTAGTAGCTTTTGTTTTGTGTACTTTGACCAGTGAGCGTTTAGGAGCGTGTTTAGTGAGGGTGTCAAGTAACCTGCGAGATGGAGGTTTATAGTTGTCTGCATAGTAGTAGTGTCCGTCAGGTGCGAGGGAGTATCCTTTTTCCTTTAGTTGTTCAGTTGTCCAGTTCATTGTTCGATTAGGTAATCTTCTGGTTTGGGATCCTGTTGTGCTTCGATTGTTTTGCCGCAGTTGTTGCACTTGCAGTTGCCGTGATCATCCACGTCCATGACGTTGTCGCAGCATTCTGGTACTTCATCTTGTTCTGGTGGGTCATTCCAGTAGTCGTTCATTACGGGTATAGTTGTACATGATTTTGTGGATTTATACCTTATCTAGGCTATTTGATTGGTAAGGTTTCGATTGGGTTTAGTGCTGATTGTGGAACGAAGTAGCAGTCTGGATCTCCTTCTACGAAGTACTCTGGTTTCTTTCCGTGTTCGGGGTGGATCCAACCCCGTAGTGTTGCCTTGAGTCCACTGATTGTTACGAACACAAAAATGTAATCGTTGTTTGAGGAATCGTACAGTACAAGATGCCCGTTTGCGTGTTCCGTGGTGCGAACCTCGATGGATGCGCCTATGTCTGCTGCTTTGGTTATTTGCAGGGTGGACATCTGTGTTAGTCCCGTGAACTTACTTACAGCAATCTCACCTAGCTCACCAAGGATGCTGTCTGCTAATCGTTGCGTCATCTTGCGGTAGGACTTACCACCATGATCGTGTCCCATGCGCTTGTTCTTAATGGCAACCAACTGGCGCACTGCGCCTTTAGTTGCGGCTACCATGAAATCCTCTGCTGTTAAGTCGATGATCATCGTGATTCCTGTATGAATTTGAGTGCTATTGCCATTAGCTCAGGGTAGTCGCGAAGTGCCTCTAGGTAGTTCTGGAACATATCATCGATTGCCTGTGCTGCGAATGGGTCAGGAATGATCTCAGCTTTGACCTGTGCGTCCTCCAATTCCTTGTTGGATGCTCTTAGTGCAAATATCGCAGCGGAACAGTATACTGCCAATTGTGCAGCAATGGGACGATAGTCCTTGCTGCAGTCCTTCAGACGTTCAACCTCGGAGGTGTATGGTGTTTCGCTCATATTAATATTTATAGAATGGATTTAGCGGGTTGGGTTTACTGATTTTATTATCGCTGGAAGCATTTCTTATGAATTCCACATAGTATTCTTTAGCGCACTTTAGTGCCTCATCTCGTTCAAGCTCTGCTCTAGCTGCCATGTCCACAGCACACTTCCATTTGTTCTCCCAACCAACGATAGCATCCCTAGCCTCATCCCGCTCGCGTAAAGCTACGGAAAGCGGAGTTCCGCAAGCGTGATTGGTTGCTCCCTCTAAATAGCGTATGCGTTCGGTTTGCCTAAGATTTGTCTCCTTCAATACCCTTTTGTATGCCTTTGATTTTTGTGCATCAATTCTAGCCTTGTCGCGTTCGCGTTCCAGTTTGCGAGCAAATTCGGGCCAAACAATATCAACTCCATTCATTGGATATATTTCCGCGTCCGTCTCTGGTGTTGGTCGGTCACTCATTTTGCGCCCTCCAATGCCTCTCTGGCAATCATCCCCATCTTTTCGCGATCTGCGTAAATATCTGTGCCATCAATAAATAAATCCTCGATCTTCATCAACGCCTCCCTCGCCTCGTCACGTTCTTGGCAGAATCGTTCTGCTCTGCATTCGGCCTGAACAATCTGTGACAAAGCCTCGTCACGTTCTCGCTCCAGCCTAGCCAACTCGCTGGTGGAGTGCAACTCCAGTGCAGTTAGCCTGTCAGCCAGTTGCTTTGCATCCAAGTCTGCTGTTATAATTTCGTTCATATATTTATAAAATGGGGTGTGAGGTTTTATGTAGTTGCCTCACAGGGTCAAATGATAACCAGCACACATAGTTGCCGCTACAATCCCTTAAAATTGGTCAGCGTTTTTTCGGATGCGCTGCCCCCGTTGTCCCCTGCTGATCGGGAATTCCCAATCAAGCGAGGAAAGTGTTAGTTAAAACGGAATGTCATCTCCGTCATCATCTTTGGCCCGTGCTGGAGCGGATTTGGCCTTTGCAGGGGTTTTGGTTGCGCCTTGATCCTTTGGCTTGACTGACAAGCTAAAGAACTTCTTTCCGTCCTTCTTGGACTCCTTGATCCACCCGTTGAGCCAGTAATCGGTTCCCTCAATGTTGATGGATCCGTTGTAGTCTGGGTGAGTGTCCAGTTCTTTGCGGTCGTTCTTGAAGAGTGATCCGCGATTCGTGTTATCGTATTGGTCTGCCATATTATTGTTATAGTTAGTTTATATTATCGCATCGTTTTTGTGGTGGATGCCACCAAGTCTGCATTAGGTTGCAGAAAGTGTTATGTTATGGTTAGTCGCTCCAGCAATCGTAGCTACCCTCGTAGACATATCCATCTTCGTCCTTCGTTTCATTGAAGGTGAACGATTGACCAAACATATCGTGAGATCCACAAAGGGACTCGATGATTTCTTTGGATAGATAGGACTTGGAAGTGATGCGGAATGTTCCCCAGTCCCGTGTGCCGCTGGCATTGCGAGACTTGTCTGCCTCGACTGTGATTACGTTGAGAGTTTTCATTTCAATAGTAGTTGAACGTGTTGCCTCCGTAAACCTGATTGGGATTCCTGCGGCTCCACTCATCGTGGAAATGCTGTGCGTCAGAGTCGCTGCGCTCGGCCCTGTCAGCGAAGTGTTGCTCTGGGTCTTGGTGTTTGCGGTTAACCCGTGGAGATTCGTCATCATCCTGCGGGTCGAAGTCTGGTAGTGTTTTCATGTGGATCAAATAATAAACCCCTTACGAGTGAAGAATTTTCCAATCGGGGAACTCCACTCGTCGGAAAGAGAGCAACGAATGTGAGTCTCAAAATCGTTTCCTTCACTCTCTGCTGTCTGGCGATTACATTCGATGTAATTCCAGACTTCGATTTTGCCGAAACCACCAGTTTGAAACCACTTGCTTTTTTGAGAATCACTTGCTTTCAAATCTTGATCATAAATAGCGTTCAAGATTTCGAGTTGGGTTTTTTTTGCTTTCATTTGATATTGTGTATTTATTGGACTAACGGCACTACATCTAGGGTCAAAATTGAAACTCGTCAACAGAATTTTCTTCGATGTGCGAAAAATATTTATTGTAGATTTCTATTGCCAGATTGTATTTTTCCTGAGCGTCCGCAAACCTAGATTTCATGCGGGTCTGCCAGATTGCTGTTGCAGTGTCTAGCAGAAAGCAAGCCTCGTCGAAGTGGTGATTAGTGTTCATCTATTTGTTCAAATCTAGAAATATCTCCGCGCATTTTTACAGGCACGAATACGTCACGTTGACCACGCCGATTCTTGTCTAGACGTACACGCGAAGTTGATTGGGTTTCTATTTTCTTCCTGAAGGATGACGCTTCTTTTTTCTTCTCATCTGGGTGAGAGATGATGACCAAAAAATCAGTGTGGTGACCGATTGCGCGGGACTCGCGTACTGCACCTTCGTCGTTGAGTTGTGATGCAGTCATAACCACGGATTTTGTTTTAAGAGCAGTTAACTTCAACCTGCGTGATAGTTCACTCACTGCCTGTTCTCGGTTGTCTGCGGTTGGCATGGTCACGATTTGTAAGTAGTCCACAATGATAAGATCGGCCTTGCCAAGTGATGCGAGTCTCGATGCCTCTGCTACGATTTCTCCAACCTCGGAAAGATCATCTCGGATCGTGAGGTTCATTCCCATGAGTTGGGTGATTGCGCTTGAGATATCCTTTGCTGATGCAACCCCTCTCCATTCTGTTACCCCTTCCATCTCACGCAATGGCAGTATTGTCTTACCCAGAAGATTGGAAGCTATACGTTGTAGAATAGCCTTAGCTGGCATCTCTAGAGAAAATATAGTTACTGATTTACCATTCAGCAGTGCCTGAAGTGCAGCTTGGTACAGCAGGATTGATTTACCTCCAGAAGTCTGCGCTCCTACCACTAGCATCTCACCCCTCCTTGCACCTCCACCTAGTAGCTTGTCTAGCTTGGGTATTCCCGTTGGAAAATTCTCAAGCGGGGTCTTGTCCTCCAGATCATCCATAAAGTCGTTTAGATGGGCCTTCACGTCCTTGCATTGGCTCTCTGGTACGATTGCATTGGCGAAGGACTCAGCAAGGCTAGAAAGGTCTGCTTTCATAGCGCAAACGTCATCATGGTTATCCTCCCACGTCCTAATGGCATCACGATACCCTTTTGCCTTGATCAATTGTGCGCGGTAGTCTGCTGCGGTTTCCACGCACATAGCACCGGGCGATAGAAAGATTGTCTGGAGTACATCCATAACTCCATCCTTCCCTCCGCAAGCATTCAGCTTGCCCGTTGTCTCAAGGTCACTCAATGCACCTAGTGCGTTGGTGCTTCCAGTCCGCTGGTAGACTCGCTCCAGTGCGGTGAAGATGAGTTTATGTTGTGATAACGCAAACAGGTCTTCTGACCATGCGAGGTGCGGAAGAACCTCTGGGTCGATTGCGATTAGTGACAGTGCCGCTTTTTCGGCGGTGATTGCGATTGGTGTGTTTTTCATTTGGTTATTAATTCTTCTAAAAGAGTTCTGAATGCTCGTTCTGCTGTTGCTGGGACAACTCCGTTTCCAAGCAGTCGTAGCTCGTCTGTACGGTTGTCACAGGTGACGCACAACTCGGCATAGTCCATCCTATCGGAAGTCCCATCAAAGTCTCCACCCAGCGAGGGTTCAGTTTGCCCGTTGCCCAAGACTTCTTCTCCTCTAGGTTCACCTTCTCCTCCAGATAAAGCGGCACACTCGTCTGTCCATTCCCCTGCCGGAACTTGAGGCACTTCTCCATTGTTTCCTCGTCCCTCACTCGGTTGAGTGCTGTTGGAGTTGGCCACGACTCTTGGCGGTTCCCATCCATGCTGGGCTTCGCCGGGGCGGGAAGGCCATGCGCTACGCTGACAGCCTGACCCAGAGTCTGCTCCGACAAGTTGGGTCTGCTCGGAGGGTGTGTACCATTTATAGAGTCTTTCCAGTCCATCGCATTTGAGGTGGGCCATGATAAACACTCGCTTTCTCTGGTGAGGTGCGCCGACTTCACGCGCAGAGAATATTCCAAACGACACTTTGTAACACATTTGTTCCAGTTCTCCAATGACTTCTCGGAGTCCAAGGGAGATATGTCCTTCGACGTTTTCAAAGAAGCAGAGCTTGGGTCGAAGAAGCCGAATTCCGCTTGCGATGTAAGGCCAAAGATGTCTTGGGTCTTCTGTGCCAAGTCTCTTTCCTGCTGCGCTGAACGGCTGGCAGGGGTAACCTCCAGTAAGGATGTCCACTCGGTCACGAAATGATTCCCAAGGGAAGGTTTTAAGATCCGTCCAAATAGGTGCTGGCTCCATAAGTCCCGCTTCCATTTTAGCAACCAAGTTCGCACAGGCGAAGGCTTCGATCTCACAAAGAGCGACTGAGCGCAGATTTGCGATGACTCGTTTGAGTCCAAGTTCAATGCCGCCGTATCCAGCGCACAAGCCAAGGTGTGTAGTTGTTTTGGTAGTATCCACATTATTTTGTTTTCTATTTTTGTTTGTATTGATTGTTAGCAAGCCCGTTGGTAAGTCTCTTGTGCCTTGTAGACCCATTCAGCTTTGAATCCCTGCCATCCACGGGAGACGCATTCGGTTATCGCATCCTCCAGCGTCCAACCTGCGTTGTCCGCTTCGTTCTGAATGGCATTGAGTGCTGTTTGAGTCAGTGGTGATTTCTTTGCCTTCCTGATTTTAAGAAAATCATTCCAGACCTGCTCTGGAACTGAATCTGGTCTTATCAATTCTACTCTTATCTTCTCTTCTCTTATCTTATCGGTTCGCGTTGGGCTGCCCATAGGTTCGCTATGGGTTTCGATTGGGTTAGCCATGGGTAACCCATGGGTTTCACTTGGGTTAGCTTTGGGTTTCCTTCCACCCTTCTTTCCATTCTCCCAATTAGCTATCAGAGAGGAGTTATACTCATCCCACTGGTGAATTATAACATTATCACCTTCTCTGCGTATGAAACCAGCAGTCACAAATGCTGATTCAAACTTTTCAGCGTCACCATTGTATCGGCACAATGCTTTCAACCCCGCTGTTGGAAGGTTTGTGAACACGCTTGTTTTCCTGTTTTGGCAATGGCCCCATATCCTGATGAGATACACGGGTGCGGATTCGTCGTTGAGTAAATCAACTAACATTCTTGTTTTCCAGTGATCTGGAAAGTCTGGAGATACTATCATATTTTTATAAAGAAAACCCTTCCTAAAGTAAGACTCCGTCTATCGAGCGACAACGGCAGTAGGAAGGGTAAATTCATTGGTTTTTATCGATGGTCTTAAACATCGAGCCTCACAAGAGACTAACGCAAACTATCTAGCTTTTGGATTTCGTCAAATTGTTTTTTACTGACCAATCCCAAACCTCCAAAAGTTCCTGTGCTTTGTGGTCAACATCATCTTGATTTAACCCATGTGACTTTAGTTCAACCCATGTACCATCTGGAAGTTCACCAGTGCATTTAACCTCATAGCCAACTCCAGCAACTGCGCTATACTTTCGATGGTCGTAGACGTAAACTTCGACCTGCTTCTTCTTTCCCTCATTGCAGCGGCATTCTTCATGACCAGCAAAGGTTTTGTAAAATGAGATATCGGACTGACCAAGGAAGTCTTTGAATTGCTTCCATCCATTACCTGTTAGTTTATCGAAGTTTAGTTCTTTCATGCTTTAACTTTCTTTGGTTTGTCTTCGACTAGCTTCACAATCTCCTCGGCAACATCTGGCAGGATCTGTGATAAATCGTATCCTACCGAATCGCAATATTTGTGAAGTTTTGTAGCAGAGATGCTACCTCCGAATAGCTTAATGCTGTCGGATAATGACATTTCGGTTAAGTTACCGATATGCTCGATGACTTCTTCGGGATATGTCTCGCGTCCCTTTTGGCGTTGCAGTTTCCAACCATAGACCTTCTCACCTGCCTGTAGCTTTTCCTTCAGTAGATCCTTTGCCCAATCGACAAGGTAGTTGTTGAAAATTTGACTCTGTTTCACAAACGTAGATAACCGCTCGATGTCACCAGCGAGATGCTCCTGCATTTGCGCTAGGTTGGTCTGTAGGTCGTTTTCCACAACTGTTAGTGTGTTGGTAAGTGGAACTGAGATTTGACCGCACGTTGCTGACTTTTTGCACCACTTGCAATAATCGCAAGCTGTCGGTGTTTTGTCTGGATCGTTGTATGCTGCAAGAACACCCTCCACAACTGCCTTAGCTTCCTCGATTGTCCAAGAGTGAGTGACCACCCGTTCCTGATCACAGAACAGCAGGTGCGTAGTCCATTCGCGAATAGCGTATTCACCCGTCTCGAAATCATAACTCGCTGCCATGTTACCATACGCATAGGCACATTGCTGCTCGTAGTACGAACGTATAATTCCCGATTTTAAGTCTAGGCTGGTGTGGATAGCAGGAATGCGGCAATCCTCGGTTCCAATGTGGTCAATGCCGGGCGTTTTGACTTTCAAGCTATCTTCGTCTGTGACCACCTCGTGATCACCAGCGATAGTCTTGGTCATCTCGACTGCCCACATGACCGCATCAGCGTCCTTGGGATTCAGGTTCAAGAGAGGTTTATTGTTTCCCATGAACATTTCACGGAATGCCTCGTCCATTTTAGTCCCGCGAGACGCAGCAGGGGAGTTACCCCCTGCTGACTCGAAACATGGACACTCAGCCAGCTTGGGAAGCAGTGAATGACGGATCATTTTGATGCCTCCCATTTGGCTACTGCTGCAAGAAACTTCTCTGGTGATACGATAAGGTTGTCACGATACTTGCCAGCGGGAAGGTCGTTCCACAACTGACCAGTTTTGATCTCACCTTTGCTGATCAGATATCCTGTAGCCGCTTCAGCTTTTGGAGCGATTACTGACTCCACTTTTGTGAACCAGTTTGGATCCTCTTTGGGTGTTGCGGGTGCTAGTGCTTTTGGTGGTATTGTCCTAGCTTGCGGAACGCTTGTGGAACGTCCCATTGCCAACTCGCCATCGTCATCGTCTGGACAGACCATGACTAGCGATTGCAAGGCATATCGACGTGCATAGGATATCAGGCTACCAATGCCCTGTGGGTCTTCTTTGACTGGTTTCATGTATGTCCTGCACTTGATCCACTGCCCACTTGAGTGTATCAGCATGGATTCAACGTAGTATCCACTTGCGTCTTGGCTAGGCAACTGAACCACGGAGAGTCCGTTTGCGGTTAGTGCTGGTCGAACTGTTTCCCATACCTGCGCCAATGAAGCGTAGTTGGACTTGAAGAACGGGTTCTTTGCGTCCTTGTGGACTGTTCCGTTCTCTGCCTGTGCTTTTGATAAAGCGATTGCTAGTTCTGCTATGTTTTCTGATTGTGTGTTCATTTGTTTTACTGGTTTTGGTTTGTTTACTGGTTGATGAAATCTTCAAATTTACTGCACGTTGTATCGTCACGTTTGCGCTTGTCGCAATACTGCTTGAAACGATGTAGGATATTTTGTTGTCCTAAGCGATAGCAAGCAAAGCAAGATGCGAAGGACAAGATGAAGTAGGAAACTGCGAATGATGTTGTCATTGGTTTTTTGTAAGTATGAATGTTACTCCAAGGATAGCGATTGCTGGCGCGATTGCCGCGAACGCATCCAGCATATGCTGGAGCGTCACAAGCAAAGGGACTGACGTGAATGTTTCGATGATGCTCATTAGAAAAGAGCAAGTGCGTTCCGTGCTTCCTCATCAGACAGGATGAGATCACTGCCGCAATCGAGGTAAGCGTGTTTGCCCGTGGATTGCTGCCAGCAGTAGAGAAGTCTGCGTCCGCTGCGTGACGTGAAGGGTTGCTCGGTTCCACCGCAAGCGGGAATCCAGTTTCCGTTTGCGGCTTTTTCTGCGAGGTGGTTGATGAGGTCTGTGATGTTCATAAGAGTTGTAGAATAATCAAAGCGGGTTGGGATTGTCAACAAGGTTTTTTTGGAAATATTCCTGCGGATTTTAAAGCGTCTTTGCACTGGTCGATCAGCAACGAGTCTTTGTGACCATATGCGTCAACAACTGCTTGCAATGCTTGCACCAATTTTGTGTGTGATGCGTTTTTGTAATGCTCGGAAGATTTGAATAGTTTCATTTTTTTGTTGGGTAGTTATGCTGCTGTTTTGATTTCGCGAGCTTTTGCAATGCGAAAATCGAGATCTTTGTTAACAAATTTTGTTGGTCGTTTGTAGAAGCTGAAAAGAGGATCCTTTTGGCTAACTTCAAACGATGCTGTAAACGTGACTTCATCGTTTTTCTCAGCTTGGAATTTTACCCATTCATTGTTGATGATTTCGGAAGTCTCATGCTGTGTAGTTGGAAGGGTTCCATAGCACTTAGTTCCATTGTCTAGATTGATGAGACATTTGAATGCTCCACCAAAATCGCTATCGACCCACTTAATGCTTGCAATGACCCCAGAGATGGTTTGCTTGCCTTCAGGTGAGCGAACACCAGACTCGATTGCTTTAGCCCGTTTTTCACCCTCCTGAGCGCAAGAAACAAGTGTTTCCTTAGCTTGATCGTAAAGCGAAATAGCAAATGCCTCTTGCTTTTCTGAAAGAACACCCTTTGCACGAACTTTTCCGCGAAGGTCGCGAAGTGTTGTGATGGGCCACCCTACCTTGTTCCAAAGAACATGGTTGTTTGGAAATGCTTTTGCGTACGTCAATGCTTCTGCGATTTCTGGTTTGTTTTTAGCAAACTCAGACTCACGAACATCTCCTGCCGTGCGGGCTTTTTGAGCTTTCTTGCCAGCGGCAACGCACTTCGCTGCATTAGCCTGTTTGGAGTCCAGCCAAGGCAATGTGTCTTTTAGCAAAGTCAGGTTCTCGCAGCAGTCACGTCCAATATCATAAAACAGTCCAGTGGAAGTATGCTGGACAACGCAGTTGTACTTTAAACTGTGACCGCAGATGGAGCATGACCAAGCAGTATCAACGGACTCAGTGTTGCACCAGAGGTTGTACTCTGTCTCGGAGCCGGGGAACGCATCGTGACGCACAATAGCGGAGAACCCGCACTCTTGATCTCCATCGATATCTTGCCAAGCAATGGCAACAAGTTTGAGATCTTCTGTTGGGATTTCGCGAATGTGATTTTTAACTTTCATTTGATTGGTTGGGTTTGGAGCGGGGGTGGAACCCGCTCCGTTTGGGTTTTAGAGTTTAGCTTCAGCGTGTGCTGCCTTCGCGGCCTTGAATGCTGCTAGTTTGTTGACTACATCATCTGCGTGTTCAGTGAACCCATTAGCGCGAGCGTGATCAGCATACTTGTGAGCGTTTACTGTGGTTGGATAGGACAGATCGTAGCAGCTAACTACTTTTTCGATTTGCTCAACAGAACGGATCAACTCACGTTTGGTGAGATCACGAAGACGAGCGAGATCACGGATCCCACGGGTCTTGGATTTTTGAGATGCAACCTTGGCTTGCTCTTCTTTAACGTCCGTCAGTGGCTTGACTGACCACGCTTCGCAACGGGGAGTTTGGAAACGGATAAACTCGGAAAGGTAGTGTTTTGTTTGATTGAACTCGTTCCATGCTTTTTTGAGGTTGCGTTGAGCTTCAGTGAGAGATGGTGAGTTAATGTTGCGCCATGAAACTCCGTACTCAAGTTCCTCGGAAGGAGCAACGAGATTTTCAAGACTCGTCTTGGAAGAAGCTAACGCTGATTCAGCGTAATCTTTGGAGATCTCAAAAGGAAGTCTTCCGCTACCATTGCATACTCCGTTGAATCCCCATCCGTATTCGACAGTGTATCCATGTTTGGCAAGTCTTCCGTTTGGGAGTTTTTGAGTTGATCCGCAGATTTGGCAGGTTCCGATTTGTGTAGCTTTCATTTGATTTGGTTTTTGGTTTCGTTGCTGGCGTTGCGCCTTCAACTACAAACAAGATACCAAGCTGCTTGGGTTATGCAATAATTATTTTCATTTATTTTTCACTAGGATAAAAATAGTTACTTAATTCTGTTGACACCCGCAAATGCCGATAGAATCAAGCTGTGCGGATAAGAACCAAGCGACATACTAGCATCTAACTAGGTTGCCGCGCAGATTTCCATCTTTCGAGGTCTGCCACCTTTCGCACCATTAGCCCGTGCTGCCTCAACTTTTTTATCGGTAGAAACGCATCCACCTTTGCGTCCAATCTCCGATAAAAACTGCCGCACTACATCAGGAATCGTTGTCTTCATTTTTGTCTCTTTCCTTGGCAACTCGCTTGAATGAATCCCAGTCGATATCGTCGTAGTTGTCCTGATATTTTCGCTCCCAAGTCTTGGTTCTTGGCTTATCTCCCTTGCCGTTTCGATGCCACTCATTGTTGTCAATCTTTCCGTGGCTCATCTTGCTCCTTCGTTTTGAAAACTCCGTCACGAACGAAAATATGCTCCATCAATTTTGCTGCTAGGACGAACTTGAAACTCGTCTCTTGGAGTGTCCGCATCACGTCATGGTAAACGTCATGTTGAGTGATTTTGGTTAGGTCGATTTGAGAAAGTACGGCATCAATTGCTTGTTGCGTCTCTTCTTCTCCCGCTTGTTTTGGTGTTGTATCTGACATATTTATTATTGGTTGAATGTGTTTTTCTCACGCTCGATGAGCATGGCATCTGCGTCCACGAAGGACAACTCTGCCACTATCTCTGGCAACTCGCCAGAGAATTCTTCGCTTGCCCTGTAGCCCCGCAGTGATGCCGCTGCGAAGTAGTCCCTCATGCCCATGCCAGAGTTTGGCTTGACGGATCCAGTCTTTGCGTCTCCACCGAAATGAGGCACTGGGAATGCAGGATGGTTGTTGCGTTTAATAGCCATTTAATTTTGCGAGGAACTCGCGTTGGATTTGCCTACGTTCTGGAGTGCGCGTCCAGAAGAACGCACAGGCTTGATCGACCACAATGGACAAGCGACGAATCCAAGGATCATCGTGTTCTTCGACTCCGCACTGGTTGCGTCCAATCCCTTTGACTGGTTTTGTATTTTTCATATTTATTTATGTGTAAAAGGCTATTTTTTAGCCTTAGCTTTCTTTTGCACGGCATAGGCAATAGCGAGTGCTTGCTTCTGCGGCTTGCCGTGTTTCATTTCAGTTTTGAGATTGCGTTCAAAGCAATTCTGTGAGGCACATTTTCTTAGTGGCATGGGTTTATTCTTCTCTGTCTAGTTCTGTGTCGAATTCAGCCAACTCATACATTTCATCCATGTCTCCATTGGCATAGTCTTCTGTTAGCTGGATAATTTTTTCTTCTGATACTTTTTTAGGGTTGTAAAACACATATTCATCTTGGACAGGAATCATCTCCCATCCCTTTGGCCCCTCTTCTTTGTCAGTTACAAGTATATTCATTTTTTAAGTATTAATGGTATTTTTGACTTTTTCATCGTCCCAACAATGGTTTCTTTGCTTCCTGTTCTTACTGTTTCCTTGGGATGACTGCTTGCATAGTCAGGGAACAACGTAACTGGATCTCTTGGTGTTTCAAGAATAAAATTATTTGCATCCTCTGGGCCAAGCATCATCCAATCATAAGATGGATGTATTCTGAACTTAGGGTTTTTTATGAACTGGTCACGAAGATATCTTTCAGTGTCGCTCATCTTAGCTTCTTGCTTTGGATCATTTCCAGTGTAGATAGCGAAAGCATCCATGTCTTTCGACAATTGAACCGCTGCTACGATATCTAAGTTTTTACCTTTATTGAAATCCATTGATTCTAATAGACGTTGAGCAACTGAAGGAATAAATGGTATTCCATCAATCCTATCCATTGCGCTTCCACGTTGGTTAAATGTGAATTTAGACGCTTCCTCTGAGAATGTTTTGTCCTTATATTTATTAACGATTTTCTTATACCAATCTTGATCTTTATATTTACTAATATGAGCATCAAATGCCTTATCGAAACCTTCAATATTACCTTTAGTAGCTTGTGACTTCATTGATCCCAATGCACCTAAGAAATCAACGCTAGGCTTATATTTCTCGATGTTTTTAGCTTCAAATCTTTCAATCAAATTAAACTCTGATTGGGTTATTTCGTTGTCTTTTAATAAGCTTTGAGCTTTCTTATATCGCTTTAAATGCTTTGCTGGATTTTTTGCTCCTAACTCAAGTATGACGTGCAATGCATCTAGTCGTTCCTGTGGAATAGATGCGGACGTGGAATCAATTTCAGACATTACATCTTGAACAAACTTGCGATTGCTCTTATGCGCTTTTTCTTTCATCAATTGAATGAGTGCCATTCCAGATGTTGTATTCTTAATGATATTCTTTGCCCTTGTAACAAAAGCAGCAGTCATATTTGCCCAAACAGGTTTAAATCCTCTTCCATCTGGTAATTTAGCTATTGCCTGATTCGATTTGAGCCAAGGATGCAATGGCCCACCCATGTTAGACCCCCTTGTGTTGTGCCTATCAGCCTCTAGCATTGCAACTTGTTCTCCAGATATTGAAGATATATCAGAAACTCTAGGAAGAACTGTTGTTTTAGGATCAACTTCGTATTCAATAACACGATTATCTTCAGTTGGTTTTGTTGCTATTTTAAAGTATCCTCTATCTGGAAATTTAGATGGTAATTTTTTACCAATAGAATGAGTGAAATCAGGTTCTATATCTCTTTCAGGTTCTTTTTTAGCGGTTTTAGGCTTTTTAGCACCCTCCGATGGCATGAACTGCAAGCCAGTTGCTCTAGGCAACTCGTCTTGCACTGGCTTATCGTTCTTATCGAGAATCTTTATAAGATTCTCATCGAAGACAACGTAGTTGTAGGTTCCGTCTCCTTGTTTTCGGGATGTTCCGTCCAGATAGCGGATTCCGGGGATGCCAAAGTCAAAAAGACGCATTGAAGCCGCTTCCGTATCGCCAAATGCTCCTTCTGCAAAAGCCCCGTAAATTCGCTCGCCTTTTGTTTTATTGGTTAATTCTTCACCATTTGGCAATCTGCCATTAAGTCCCGCAAGAGATTTTTGCACCTTCTCACTCTGCTCACTCAATGGCTTATCCCAATCAAGCAAGTCTTCGTCTTTTACATCGAGATCTACTTTGTAGAGGTTGCCTTTAATTTCTTTTATATCATTTTCATTTAATGTTTTAACAAATTTAATAGCTTTATCAACGCTTTCTGGAGATTCCAAATCTAATTCTTTTTTCCATCGCGCAAGACTTTCTTTTGCTTGTTTTAAATTTCCAGATGTAAACGAAATGGAATCCCATACATGGTATGATGCTTCCGATCCAATCAAATCTTTTAATTGGTCAAGCGTCATTCCTTTTATTGTATATCTGTCACGAGGTGTAAGTTTGTCTCGATAAGAAGTTGCTGTTCCTTTTTTTTGTGCAAAGTAAAGCCCCCATCCATACGCTTGCGCTCCTTCGCCAGTGCCAATGTTTGCCAGCTTGAACTTGTCTACTTCATGCGGAGTTCCATGATAAGCAGGAAGGAAGTTGATCAACCCAGCGGAGGATACCAATGCATTTGAGAATGGTTTGATAACTGCGTCTGGAGCAGGTTTTGCACTGGTGTTTATGTCAGAAGATTGTATGCTTTTTTCTGAGCTATCAGGGGTCAAAATCGGTTCAAAATGTGATAAAACATCATCAAATCCATTTAATGTTTTAAATCCATAAGGAGTTTGCGAGTGACTTGAAAACCTAAAATCTTTTGTTCCCGTTTTAATATATACACTTCCAGTTCTCAATGAGTTATCTATCTGAAATGGGATATTATTATTGTCTAAATATCTTATAGTTTTAGAAGCATCTCCAAATTGCTGTATAAGATCATTATTGAATCTTATTTTGTCTTTGAGTAATTCTTTTTCTCTTGCTTTCTTTTCTTCATCAAGTTGTTTTTTTAGTATATTTATACGATTTTTTGTTTGTTCTACGTTTGAATCAAGCAAATCAGCAAATTCTAACTGTCCTTCTCTATTTCCAATTGATTTAACGCCAATATACCCTTCTTTATCTTCTGTTTTTGGAGCAAACTCTTTTAATTTTGATAATTTATCATTCGATTCAGTGCTTCCCAACTCCATATCTGGCAGCATAGCCTTGCCCCTCACAGGAGGCTCAATTTCGCCCAGCGAGAGTCCCTTCGCTCCAACCACCTTGGTTGGTGCGGATATGCCCTCTAGGGGGCGTATACGCGCAGAGATCGGCTCGTATTTGGTGGGTTGCTCTGCTGGCATGAACTGCAACTGACCACCTCTCACTTTACCTGCCATTTCGGGAGTGATGTCTACGCGCCAGATTGGGGTATCCTTCATGGAAGGGATAGTGTAACCACCCTTGTCAATGTCTGGCCCTTTTTGCATAATGCCAGAGTCAACCTTCTCAACCTTGCCACCCATCTTTGCAATATACTTGCCAACCTCTTTAGGCATGATTTGGTCGTAGAATCCCTTCATGCCTTCACCACCGACTGTTAAGTCATCTCCAGTGGCAGTTCCAGAGTTTTCAGCAAGGATTTTCGATGCCACTTCTTTTCCTATCACCTCGCTTAATTGCTTGCCATTGGCATCAGCAGTATCGGAATCATAGACAGATCCATCATCGTTGATTTTACCTGCTAATACTGTGTTTCCATTTTTAATGGCAGCAAACGCTTTTTGGTAACCCTTGGGAGTGTTCCATGTGATCTCATCGACTGCCTGACGCATTGCTTGCTCATAGCGTTTTACCTGCTCGATGCCAGTAGTCCAGCCAATCCATTTCTTGTCTGCATCCACGGCATCTCGCAATGCGCGTTTGAAAAGTTGTAGTGACCAGTCTTTGCGGAATGGCGCGTCAGGGATGCCAGCATTGCGAGAAGTGAAAAAGTCTTGCGCTTCTTTTGGAGTATCACCAAATCCAACTATTTTTTTATTTTGATCAACAACAAAAAATTTTGCAGTTCCACCAAGTGGATCGTTTAATTGTGGGTTTTCAATTACTTTGTATCCAGAAGGCAATTCGTTTTCATACCCCTTCTCCCTACCAGCCTGATGCCTGTCAGACTGAAACTCCTCAACAAACAACCCCTCGTTACCCTGCGCGTCTGTGCGCTCGTTGAGACGCATATGCGCTACATAGTTGGGTGTGTCTGGGAAGTGGGAGGAGGTGTATGAGGGGATAGTTGGATCTATTTCATTTTTGTATTGATCAAATAAGCGGTTTTTTTGAGTTTCATTTAAATCATCAAATGACCCAAGATTCATTTCTTCAAACCATTGCTTGAATGGAGGTTTGTTTTGCTTAACTGGCATTGTCATCACCACCTCTCGGTAGTTTGCGCCACCGGGGAGTTGGTATGTAGAGTATTTGGGATCTAATTTTTCTGCATTACGATCATCTGATAAATTATCACTTAATATTTCATATTCTTTTTTTAAGTTTTCTGGAAGTGATTTTGGATCAATATTAGGTGGCCCACTATATTTATCTCTCAACAAAACTTCTCCAGTTGATGATTCATCTATATATATTCCTGATTCACGAAACTTTTGTTTCGATGCGTTAAACCTTTTAAGTCTCATTTCTTTTTGGAGCGATTCGTCACTTAGAGTCACCTCTTCAAACTTAACAGCACCCTCGTTGCGAAGATACTCCATAACCTTGTCTTTCGGAACCTTGCCGCTGTTCGCCGCTGCGAGACGATCAATCTCTCCAAGCACTCCAGACCATTTCAGTTCCTCGGCTTTTGCGTTCTGTGGGTTGCTTACGATTGCTTTGAGTTGATCTGGTGACGCAAATTTACCCTGCACCTTTTCGTCGATGGTCTTTTGAAGTCCAGAGTACATCCCACGCTCGGAGGTTGGATAGCGTTCCGTTTCCGTAGCCTCAATCGGATCTTCTGGCATGAAGTTGAGTTTTGCTTTCTCGTAATCAATTGGAAGTTTAGGAAGATGGTCTGCATCTAACAATTCTGCCATGTGATCGATCCGCATGGACATAATTGTTCGATCAAGACTCTTGTTTTTAGGATCACCTTTTCTTTTTGGAATAATTGTCCTATCCAAATTCAATGCTTGGGTTTCATTGGTAAACAAATTCAAAAAGTCATTAAGAATAGACTTCTTAACTTCTGCTGCTTGAACATCTGCATCCAATTGATTTGTTCCTATAGGTTGCCCTTGCTTGTCATAACCACTTCCTTCAATTCCCTTTGTCCAGTTGTCTAAATACTTTTTAGAAAAATCAGCCCAAAATGCTTCCTTGCTACCACCCCAAGGATTCAACCTGTTTGGCATACGATCACTCCACAGGTTTAATTTCTCAATCATTCTACCAGCGGAAATTGTTGTCACCAAGAAGTTGCCATCCTTTGACAAGTGAAGTCCGATTGGCACTACATCATAGATTTTAGGAGAGAATGCCTTGTAGTTGCCTTTATCGTCCATTACTGCGGCATAATCGACATAGAAGCGTGTTCCATCTTTCTTAACAATAGCTTCGTTGAGATCCAATAGGTATTTTTTGATCTTTAGAGGAACAATGCCTTCAGGCAAGTCTTGAATAGCCTTAATCTGCATTGGAGTAAATGATCCCCGATATGTTTGAGAGTCTTCAGAAACCGCTTCAAATCGACCCGGTGTGCCGTAATCTGGAGTATCAATTGCCTGTTTGAACAACGATGCCCTATCTTGTTGGAGTTTTTTAAGGTCTTTAGGGTTTAGTAACCTTGGAGTTACACCATCAACCTCCGTGGCAACTTGCTTGGCGATTGACAATGTTCCACCCTCTGGAACTTGCAACTGACGCAATTGAACTGGAATTTGACCATAGCCACTTAACCTCTCTTCCCCATCCTTGCTAAATCTCCATGATCCCTCGTATACAGATAGATCATTCACGTCAACTGCCGCACCTACTGGGTTTCCATCAGCATCGAATACCTGTGCAACAACCTTTGTTGCAAACAGACCAGAATCCATTCCGTAGCGTTCTGCTGCTATCTTGCTTTTCTTGATTTCTGCCCTTGAGATTGGTGCTGCTTGCGGCAACGATGCCATTGTAGAAAAGTCACCATTCATGCTTTGGATTAATCGCACTGCATTCCTAGCAGCAGATTGTGCCTCTGGTGGTAGTTTTGCATTGGTCAAATCTGAAACAACATCTGAGGATGCGCCAAGACCAAGAACCTTGGTCACGGCATTCTTCAACAGATTGTTTTTCATCTTCAATCGAGCGACATCGAGCAAATGAAGTTGCTTAGAATCTAGGTTCTTTCCAAGGTTTCTCGATAGTGTATTAGAAAATAACTCAGCAAGAATCTCTTCTTGCATATACGATCCAACATCCTTGGCATTTAATGAGTTTGTGTTGTAGTCCCAAACCCCAAGGCTTTGAGCAATCTCTGCAACCTGATCCTTTGGTCTGTTTTTAAGATAGTCCTTAACGAACATCTCATTGAGTTGCTTTTCAGAGTACAATCCATTTGAAATCTCCTTAACAGCACCAGATGCGTCTTTGATTTCGTTTGTAAAAAGAACCTTTCGAGCGTCACCCATTGCATTCTGAATCTCTGGAATACGAGCGAAGTGGTGACCTGTTTCGTGATTGAGTGCTTCTGTTGGAGTCTCTCCAAAGATCATCATGCGATTCTGTAGAGCATCAGAATTTACTACAATGGATGGTTTAGAGGTATCGAAAACTAGACCCTTTGCTGCATCAGAAACCTGCATTCCGGGTCGATACTCATTACCCCCCGTTCCAGAGTAGAAACCTTGCTGAGTTGCACTCATCATCAAATCCTCGTCAGAAACATCCCTGTACTCAGGCTTCTTCCTAAAATGATCAAAGATTTGCTGTGTAGATAAAATGTGGAATCCAACATTGTTCTGTCCAGCCTTCAGACTTCCATTAATCAGCATATTGTTTCTAGCCAATTGCTGTAGGAAGTTCTTCCCAAATTCATTCCTTGTCTGTACGTTTGCTGTTTTCAACAAAGACAATGACTTTTGTTCAGCGGACAAAACCTTTTCCGCTTTCTTGATTTTATCTGGACTTGCACCTTCCGCTTGAAGACCCTGTAAATCACTCTGCGCTTGACCAATCTTGTTCTCTTGACGTTGCAAGACATTAGTCCAGTCAGTTAATCTATCGATTTCACCCTGTGTTTCTGGACTAGAATCACGATACGCTTTCAATGCATCCATACTGGCCTGTCTAGACCTTCTCTCAGCAATGACTGGATCTTCTCCAAGGAACTTATGGAACCCTTGCTGCATTGCACGTCCACCAAGACTAAACACAAGACCTGATCCAATCATGCCCTTTAACTCTTCCTCGTCTGAGGAGTCGATCATTCCCATTGAAAGTCCAAGAATCGTTGGTTCAATGCCCATTTTTGCATATTCACCAATGTTAGAAATCAAATCATCACTGGCAAACCTCAATATGTTTTTAGTTGTATCGCTTACCTTACCAATACCTTCGTAATCGACAACCTCTCCTCCACCTTCTTTGATTCCTTTAGCCTTATCCTTTGCATCATCGAGCAACTTTTTGGTGTCGATGTATTCCTCAGTACCTTCTGAAAGTGTTTTTAGTTTTGCAGTAAGATTCTTAACTTCATCCTGCTGTTTTGCTATGCTTTCAAGAGTTGCTAATGGCCCCATCTCACCACCAGCAGAAATGCGTCTTGCAGCACTAATTTCTTTTATAACTTTGGGTGTTTCTTTTAATGTCTTGAATCCAGCTTTTACACCAGCAGCAGTAAGTCCACCTGCAACCATGCCTCGCAATGGGTTCTCTGGATCAATTTCATAACCCAATCCAATTCCAGTTACATACGGAGTGTATTTTGCGATTGTCTGGAATTTTGGACTTCTTTCAAGGTATTCACCAGTTGCTTCAATTCCTTTTGCTGTTGCTCCAGCCGCACGTTCAACTAGACCTGCTGTTTTTTTAGATTCTAGTTCCTTGAGTTGTTTTTCTTTTAAAACCCTTTGAGCTTTAGATTCAAGAGCATTGATCTCATCGTCTGTGTAGCGTAATTTTTTGAGTTTAAGTCTAGCTATTGGAGTTAGCATTTTTGACGCATTAACAACATTTAAGGCATAACCAAATGTATCAAGGCCAAACCCACCGGGGATAGCCACGTCACCGAATGCTTGCAATTCTGGATCCGTTTCAGGGATTGATTTCTTAGTCTCTTCGATTGAATCAAGAACATTGGCCTCAATGGTAGCCTTTCGTTTTGACTCAGCTTCCTCCTTAGTCAACTTAGGATCCATTATCATCATTTCCTTCACGGAAGGAGTTGATAAACTAGCAAAATAAGAAAATGTTGGAGCATAGATAGGCTTATAAACGTCCATTGCCCTAGCCCATGCACGGGGTTCTTCATATGTCATTTTGGCTTTTACTGAATCGAGAAGTTCCCTTGTTTTCCACCTTTCATATGCTTGTTCTTTAGTAAGCAATCCAGCTTGCTCACTTATTGAGTCCCAAGTTTGAAATCCACCAGTAGCTAATTTTGTTCCTAAGAATGCAAGACTAGGTGGTAAATCAGCAAGTGGTGCTAGTGTTTCAAATGGAACTTGTTTAGCTTCCATTCTCTTCTGCTCATACTTTTGATCGAGTGCCTGTATTTGCTCTTTAGTAAGACCCTCTTTTATCTTCTCAAGGTATTTAGCGTCTGTGTATGAATCTGGGTTAGGTTGCTCACCTCCCTTTAGTGGGGTGTTAGAAATTTCCCATGCGCGTTTTCTCCACGCTTGAGCTTCTTGCTGTTTTTCTGGAGATAGCAATTGTTCAGCTTCTAACCCTTTTGCGTAATCAGATGTTTGACCAAGCAAAAATGGAACACCTTGTTTTACTGCTTTTGCTCCACCAACTAAAACGTCACCAACAAGTTCACTTGCCATTACCCCAAGATCTTTACCAAGAAAAGTAGCTGATGCTTTTGTTAGATTATAAAAATCTTCTTTAGTTTCTGGAATCTTATATGGAGTTGTTTCTCTTTGATAATCAAATATTTTTTGATTTAGAATGTCATCAAAAATAACATCTGGACGCTGTTTTTTAATTTCACTTAAATCTTTTCCACTTAAAGTATTTAAGAAATCAACTTCATCCTTGCCCCATTTTTCATCTGGAACATCTTTTACCATTGCCAAAAATTGATTGCTAGGAAGCGAGTAATCAACTTCAGGTTCTTTAGGTGGTGTTGGTTCTGGAAGTCGTGATGGTGTTGGTTTTGGCAACTCTGCAACTGGTTGACTTGCAGGAGATGGTGTAGGGGAAGGTTGAGGAGTAGTAACTGGTGCTGGAGTAACCGCAACTTCTGGTTGAGGTGTTACAGACGGAACTGGAGCGGGAACAGCGGATTCAACAGGGATTGGAGTAACAGATGGGACTGGCGTAGGAGTAACGGATGGAACTGGTGCTGCTTCTGGCTTTTCTCCTAAAGCAGCATCAATTTCATCTAGTATTGCTTGAGTTGGATTCTTTGGTTCTTGCGCTTTGTCTGTTTGCGCTAAAGCCTCATCAATTGTTTTTAGCAATTCATTGTAATCACTCATTAGTATTTATTTCCCTGCTTTTTGCGCTTCTACTATTTTTTCCCGTATAACTATTAAATCTTGTCTTGCCTTAGCTTCTTCTGGACTGCCCTTTGGAAGAGTTGGTAATAGCCTTGCTATAGCAGTAGCTTGATTATTAAGATTTTCTTTATCGGAAGCAGTTTCTTCTGGAATATTAAACTCAAGTACAACATTTTCTGGATCAAATCCTTTTCGTTTAGCAAGTTTTGTGTATGTAGTTTTTAATTCTTTATATTCACCTAATCTTGCATCGTATTGTTTTTTAGATTGCCCTAAGAAATCATTTCTTTGATCGATATTTAAAATAACACCATCTATTGCTTTATTATATGCGTTTGCAACCCTGCCCGGAATTCCCGTTGCATTTTGAGCAGTAGCATATTCTCCCTCTCTTACAGTGGAAGTTGGATCAAGCAATTTCATAAATCCAAATATTAAAGCCATATCTGATGCTGGAGATGGTGGGTCTGTTTCTTTTCTTTCTCCAGCCGATCTAATTGATCTCCAAGCACTCTGAATTGTTTTATAATCTTTTGTAAGTCCAAGATATTCTTGACGCAATTCTTTTTCATCTTTAAAAGAAGGTTCTGTTGATATTTTGGATTCTGCCAATTCTTTTCTAGTCAATTTCTTGGGAATATTTACCCTATATCCAACATTTCCACTTTTATTTTTAAACTGCGTAATTTCTGGATAAGCGTATTCACTTCCCATGATTTCAGCAACCTTGTCAGCGGCAGATGATGCGACACTTGGATCTGCCCACGCTTGAACATATTTACTAATATCTCTTGGTTGTGATGCCTGTGTTACTGGAATAGCTTTCTCAACACGAACAGGAGCAACATCGCGCATTGGTTTGTCGAATTGGTATCCTACTCCAGATGGAACTGGTTCCATCTTTCCATCTCCAGAAAATTCAGTCATTTTACCAGAGAACTCAGCCCTCATCTTTTTAGCCTCTTCAGGAGTATAAAGACCTCGGAATTTTGACATTAATCCAAATCTAGGCTCCTCTGGTGCTGGGGCTTGAGGTTGAGGTTGAGGTGGAGTATCAGTGGACATTGCTTGTCCTGATGGAATCAGAGTTCCAGCACTCATTGATGCCAATGCTTGTTGTTGTTGCGCTCCAGCAGTTCCAGCACTTGCTGTCAATTCAGCCAAAGGAGTATTGAATAATGCTGCAACTCGTTCGGGAGTTGGGTTAATTTGACCTAAAAAGTCAGAGTTTTCAACATCTTCTATATTAAACAAACTAGGTTGATTTGAAATATCTGCCTCTGGATCGGATGGCAAAACTGAATCACCTATAGGAGTTTCATCTTCAAAACTACCATAGTTAATAGTTTCCTCACCCTTATTTCCACCTCTTTCATTTACTCTTTTTTCAAGATCTTGATATCTTAACTCTTCCATCTGTAACTCTCTTGCAGTCTTTGCCGCACGAATTCCAGCAATCTTTTCTTCCTGAGCATATTTTCCCTTGAGTAATTCTGCTGTTTTTTTCTCGTCTTCCTTATCATTAAATGCCTTGATAATTGGCTCAGAAAACCCCTGTAGACCTTGCGCCATGCCCACGCTGACTAACTCAGGTCTTGCAGAAGGAACCTGGTATTTAGGCATTGGAGTAAAGCTCACGCTTACTCCAACGTCCAAGGGTTTCAATGCAGAAAGAGGACTCGCTCCAAGATTTGCTGTCTGAGTGAAAGTGTAGCCACCAGTGGGGAGTGCCATAAGTTAAGCCCCGCCAAATGTTAGTCCAGATGCGGAAGGAGTTGCAAATTGATTGACACGCTGATTAGTGCCACCGACCCCTTGGTTTGTGGCCCCAGCGGTTGTTAGAGCAGGGTTGACCATAGCTGGACTAGTAATGTTGCCAGAAGCGGATGGGAGGACACCTGAAGCAGCACCGAGGTTAGACATCGCACCCTGACGAGCGGCATTCACATCGTAAGCAGATCCAATGACTGAAGTGCCAACATTCTGTTGTGCAGTCAAATTACGTTGTTTGGATGCGGCTTCTTCAGCCGATTTAACAGCATTAATTCCACTTAAACTTTGCTGGGCTTTTTGCATTCCTTCACGGGCCATTGTAGCATTCTGTTGCTTTTGTGCATCTAGCAACGCTGCTTGTTGAGCTGCTTCAGTTTGCCGTCTTGTAATTTCAGCCTGATCTTGTTGCATTTGCATTTGCATCATTAAAAGATCACTGTTATTGCCTTGCTGTATTGGCGCTGGTGCTGGTGCTTGTCTTCCTCCTCCTCCCATAATATTACTCCTTAATTTTAATTGTTAATTGTTTGTTAATGAAATACGATCAATACTTCAAATTGTCAATTCTTATGTTCCACCAAACTTTAATCCACTAGCAGATGGCATAGAAAACTGATTTGTTTTTTGCTGTCCCATTCCAGTAGCCTGATTTGCAAGAGGTGCAACTGGAGAAAACACTGATGGAGCAGCAACAGATGACACTGTAGCTGGAGTTACTGTAGGTGTTGGATTAAGAATTGCATTAGTTGCTTTTTGATCAACTTGACTTACTGGTTGAGGGACAGGTTGAGCCACTGGTTGTTCGGGTAGACCAACTGGTTGTTGAACATTATTTTGATTTAAAAAAGCTGATGGGTTTTCCAATTCTCTGGAAATTCTCATCTGTCTATCTTGCATCATTTTATACAATTCAGTCTTAGCTCGATCAGCCTCACTGGGCATCTTGATCTTAGGTTTGTTTTTTTTAGGATCTCCTTTAATTGACCCAGTAACAGACCTAACAAACATTGCTCCAAGCGGATCAATTATGTTTTGACCCGGAATTATTGATTTTCCACCCATAATATTATTCCTTAATTTTAATTGTTGAATTTCCTTCTAGCTTCTTTGCACAAATCAGATCCTGCTTTGAATTGTCTGCAAGAGTTTGGTCTGTCTGCGTATATTTTACAACATACCTTTTCTCCGACTTTTCCATCCAAGGCAATACATCTGGAATCAGTTGTTTTCATTAACGGATAGTCTTCCCTTTGCATTTCTTTCGGGATACCACTTGCGTCAGATCTATCTCTTCGCAGCACAGGCCAAGACCATTTAAAACAACAGCAAGCACCGCATTTTTCGCAATCGTATTCATCGTCCATTAACCTGTTTTGTTTGCAAGTTTACTAATAATACCCATTGTTGGTGTTAAAATAGTTTTTGCTGCATCTTCCCATCCTTGGGCTACTTTTTCAGCACCAGATGGAGGAATACTATAACCTCCCATGGGAGAAAAGCCCCCTAAACTACCAGTTCCATCTCCAGAAGAACGCTGCATTGCTGTCCATGCTGACGCAGAATCAGACTGCGATTTTGCTGCGCGATCATATGGTGACGAGGTGGTTTGAGATGTTTTTCCTGCATTGCTTAGCAAATCTTTTAATTGCTGCTGTTGCTGTTGCTGTTGTTGTTGTTTCTGTTCAGCAGAAGTCATATCTGGCTTATAGTCAGGTCGAGGTTGCGCTCCTGTTCCAAGTTCTCCAGCAAAGAAATTTTGCATTGTATCACCCGTCCGTCCAATTGCGTTAGATGCACTGCCAACAATTCCACCGAATTGGCTATTTGGAATAGGGAAGTTTATTGATTCCCCTGCATTTGCTGCACCTGTCCACAGTTCAGGCATTTTTTGTCCGTTTGATCCACCCATAATTTTATTCTATTTTGTTGTTCCAATTTACTGGTTTAAATCCCAAATCTGGTATCACGATGTCCTCGTAAGGTGCAAGATGTGAAATGTTAGTTATCCTTGCTTTTAACTTTGGACAATCGACGTGTGGGCCTTGGTGACGATCAACGCAGTTCAAACAGACAGGATAGAAGTCAGCATTAAGTGACTTATCGGGATTGTTCATCCATCCATGTTTGCCTTTTACATATCGAGTTGGATCTGGTTTTACGTTGTTTGTCTCTAGGTACTCGTAAATATCATCGTCAGTCCAATCTTTAAGAAGGTAAAGTGAAGTTGGATTTCCATCGACGTGCCTGATATCTTGCGATAGCGGAACGTGACCTTTGATCAAATCCGTATCCGTAAATTTAGTTCCAATATATACTCCTGACCACGGAAAATTAAATGTTCCAGTTGGACGCATCAAAAAGTCATCCACACCACACATAAAGGGTTCGTTTGCTTTAGGACGCTCAGTTCCCAAAGACAAAACAATGGAATTTTGACCCCACTGGAAATAGTGAAGCAAATCAAAGCGAACATCTCCAGTATGGACATCAGGCCCATCTGCAAGAGTGTGCTTGAAGGCTGGATATTCGTACATTGTCAATTGCCAATCCTTGATCAATTTGTCAGAATATGCATATCTTTCACGGAATTTAGGTTGCCGAAATTGTACTACTGGCAAATCAATCCCACACTTGAATTTCAGAAAGTGCAGAAGGGTAGTTGAATCCTTTCCACCAGACCAAAAGATGACCGCATTGGGCCATTGCTTGTTCCAGCGAATAGCTTTATCTATTGTTTTATTTATTAGGTTTTTCATTAAACCATAACTCCTGCTCCAAGAGCAGCACCGCCAAGTTGCGCTCCTGCTCCAATCCATGCTTTTGTCATTTCATTTTTTTCTCTGGCTTGATTAGCTAGAAATTCATTCCGCATATTATTATAATTCTGCGTGTCAGCGATATTTGCTGTATGTGCATTTTGAATGTTACCAATAGAACGATTAATTGCATCCTGTGCAGTCTGACCTAGACCCTGCGCTCCAGATAGCACGCCACGTTGCCAGTCTTGAAGTCCTTGTCGATTTTGTGCCTTTGCTGCTTCTTGACCCGAAATCAGTGCAGATGGGTCAATTCCACCCTGCATTTGATTAGCATCAAGATATTTTTGTCTCAACGCAAAATCCTCAAGCGCAATCTGTCTCCCTTTTTCAGTTGATTGATCGTACATTGCTGCTCGACCCATGCTAGAAGATGGATCGATTCCAGACTGCATCATTTGAGCCAAACCTTTAGTTTTAGCCCAATCGGTCATTTTTTGTTGCCAGCTTTCTGGAGATGTGAGTTTTTCAATTGTCTCACCAGCACTAGATCTCATCCTTGCGCTTGCAGGATCAACAGATTCTTCAAACTTCCTTGCTCTATTAGCATTTTCAATACCCATTTCAAATGCTTGTTTAGATAATTGGGATCCATCAAATGTTTGCTCAATAGGCTTAACCTGAGTAGCCATTTCCAAGAATTTAGCTTGTGATTTTAATCCACCATACATCCCTGCATTTGCTTCAGAAGCTAAGAGCATATTAGCTTCAGGTGTAGGTTTCTGGATATCTGGTGTGTATGTAGATCCGCCCATATTATTAAGTAGTGATAGAGTAAATCTCTCTTTTGGTAGGAGTCAACCCTAATTTTTCCATTATTTCGTTTGTAAAGTTAATTCGTTCATCCCTTAAAGGGACACCAATATAACTAGGTGAGTTTGTAATTTGACAATATGTAACCCAATCTCTCATTACCTGAATAACGTCTTGTGGACGTGTGTGCTTTGGGTGAAATGCTGGATAAACAGTTGGCAAATATACATGGTCAGAATATCCAAATAGATTTCCATTAGAATAATGAGCATAAACATTAATGTTAGGATGCTCGATTATTTTATGATCAAATTCCTCGGCAAAATCAACCAATTCTAAGAATTCGTTTGTGCCTTTTGGAACGAGTTTGTATTGCATTTTTGGTTTCATATATATATTAATTAAATCCAACTAAAATATCTTCTTTGTTGGAGGTTTGTATTGTATTGAATCTCTCAGCTTCCGCTTTAAGTATGATTTGACGATCAAAATTAGACCCGCAAATCGCACATGGCAAGCAATTATTTTGACCAGTGCTAAACGGAATTGAAGAGTAAATAGGTACAACAGGGTCATCACCAAACGGAGATAT